CATGAATTGAGGGAAAACCCAACACAACTATATACCAAACTGTAAATCAATAAATTGACAACTGAAACTCCTCCTCCCAAATGGCCCTAAACTTCTTTTCATCCCCGATGACTGTGGCTATCGCATCCGCTACTCCGGCTACAGCAGCTGGCTCTACAGCGTACCTCTCAGCCACTCTGTGCTCCAGGCCAACCACTTTGGCGCATGATAGATACGACTTCATCGAATCCTTAGCGCTGACCCAACGCTCGCGCCACTGAGGATCTTCAGCTGCGATCATACCGGACCATCGCTCCACACGCTTTAACGGATCACCTACCAAGCGAATGCGCCGATTCACCTCGTCCACGACCACGAAGTTCGAAGCAAAATATGGCGAATTGGTGATGTAATTCTTGGCGCCCAGATTGAACACCTCAGCCAACAACTGCACACCTTCCTCCCTACCAGCAATCTTGCGACACGCCACCAAAGAATCGTCTCCCATGAACAATGCCCATGCGACACTCGACCCGCGGTACGCGTGCGATACGCTCAAAACGTTGAGCAGAACATTGCCAAAAGCCGTAGTGGCATCGCCCGATTTACGCTGGTAAAATACCTTAAGAGATAAGCCCAGCGCAACTGCACGTAGACTGCATTCAACGTGACCATCCACCCACTTCTGCAAGAATTCCTCGTTCAATCCCAGCTTACGGAACACAAACTCCTCGAGTTTGAAAACGAAACGGCCCTGAGACTTATCGTACTTACTGAAATCATTCTCAAGGTATTGCAAAGACTCCCCAAAAGGGTGAACCCCTTGCAAAAACCTCTCCATGTCGGAAGTATCCTTAAGCAAGTTCACATGAAACTCAGGTTTTAACAAAGACAGGAAACGACGCGAAAGCACGCGCACCATGCAACTGTACATCGCCGAAGTATATTTGTCGTGATACACTATCACCTGAGGCTCTGTCCTATTGACCAGTGGCTTGGTGGAAAGCGTTGGCTTTGCGTCCGCTTTCAGCATTATCATATAATCTCCGACGTCCATCTCCGCCAAAGATCTGCTGTTCACTTCCAACTCTCTGCGAACCGCAGCAAGCTTATCTGGCGTACTTTGCCCCGCCCAGTCTCGAAAAGCTTCGCCGGTGATGCCCACCGGATCGGCTGCGTAAGAACGCAGCTTATCCTCCGCCCCGGGAATGCAAGCCATATTCAAGAAATTTGCCCAAATCTCACGAATCGCCGCATCTTCATCCTGCGGCAAAGAGACCTGAGGTGCATTCAAATTCCGCGAGGCTACGGAAGACAGTAGCTCCTGCATCGTGTTCTGCCGCTTCGGCACATTCAACGCCCGCAACTTACTGTGATAGTAAGCTCGGGGCTTGGGCCCGTCTCCGAAATTCAGAGGCAGCTTCAAGTAAGGCGCAGCCAACACCCTATCCTGGCTATCGTACGAAATACTTGCCGTGTCGTACTCTAGGTTCTGCAGCGCAACCCCAGGAATCACCTCCTCATAAAACCTGTTCAATGTCCAAACAGGATCGGGGTCCACGGAATAGTCCACCCGCTCGAGCTCATCAATACGCTTAGCGATCAAAACGTCTATCTGCTCCCTTCCAGCCGGTGCTTCATCCACTTCGTTAAGAGAACGAACCTTGGAATAGGTATCCGCCACCATGGGATCGTACGCCCTTCCTGCAAACGCCAATGTTGCCTCCGTAACAGGAAAGCTCGCCTCAGAAGACGCACCGACCGCCTGCCACACTCTACCCCAACACTTGGCAAGTGCAGAACAAGGCCCCTTCGACTTCAAGGCAGCCAACCGATCGGCGTCATGCACAATGGATCTCATGGAGATGGCTCGCGCAGCCTTGGTTGGGTTGACCAAATCCTTTACCAGCACGTATAATGGTTGCTCCATTATACTGATGTCATTCAAAAACCCATTGGGAGTGAAATCCATCATGTCCCTACCTGCATCGGCAGCGTCCCCAATCCACGATAACACAGCTCCTGCAGTGTAGTCCCACGCTGTTGTTGCACACAGCCATGCCAATACAGCAGAACGCTTGACCGTGCTGTAGCTATCTAGCGCCAGCATGAGACTAGACTTCTTAAGCAAATCCTTGAGAAGCTCCCCGGTCTCATACCTATCTACAAACGCCTTGGTGTACACAGCATTCGAAACCCGCGTGACATAGCGCACTCCCAAAGGAGAGCGCACGTTAACCGAGGTGCCTTCAACGACCACCCGATCGTTCACAACCTGCACTTGCTTGCGCACTGCATACCTTGTGAACTCGCGCTTGTCCAATTGCATCGCGAAACCGTATACCCTATCCACCAATCTCTTGTCGGCCAAAAACCTGACCTGCTGCCAGTTTGACGATCTAGACGCGTTGGCCCGCGCAGTCTTCAGTTCCCACGTGGACAAAAGATACTTGTCTGCCGCATCCGGAAGATCCAAAGCATGCGCCAAACGCGCCGCCTCTGGCCGCTCAGGCAATGCCACTATGCGATAAAACATCAGATGGCCGCGATTCTTAAGCAGTTCCAATTGGAAAAACCTTCTCTGATCGCCCACACCAGCTTCTATGGTGTGCGAGGTCGTCCACGCGTCCCACGTTGAACCCGGGTACAAAGCCACACCCGATGCACCCTCAGGGTACTTGAAACGCATGCCCTGCTCAGTACGCTGATAAACCACGCCAGTCCCGGCCAGCTCACCGGAATCCTCGAACAGCATTGACGGACTGTAGATGTAACAACCAAAAGCCACCGAGGCTTCCGCTTGCATCATGGCAGCCGCGACCTGCACCGGATTCATGGCTGTCACGCAACCGTTGATACAAAGCGCGTCCGCTACATCGATG